CGGCCCCCAGGTCAACCTTTTCCGCAAACCCAACTAGGCCGAAGCAAATTTCGTGAAGGCGACGGCGGTCGCCAGCAGCCTTCCTATCGAGGTTATGTTGGCGGGGGTAACCCAGACAGTGAATCTAGTGCCACCGCCGATCTTGACTGGTTCGCTAGCTATGTAGAAGGAGGCAAACTGGATCGCGCCGTCAGAATTGAAATGGATGACCTGTTTAAGGGACTGCAATGAACTACCAAGCGATCCGGGCATCAATGGAGAACCCGTTACTGACGGCATTTAACAACCTTTCCCCTGCAGTGCCGGTGTACTTTGACAACATCACTGCCGTTCCACCAAATACGACCACCGAGTACGTCCGCGTCAACGTCACGTTTGGCCTAACCAACGAACCAACGCTGACTTCTAGCGTCGATAATGCCCGTGGAGCGTTAGTAATCCGTTTGTTTACAGAAAAGGGGCGTGGTCCGGCCCGCAATCAAGAACTGGTAACAACTGCTGTGAACGTATTAGAGACTATTAACGACACGGCCAAAGCTAATACAGGTGTATTCGTAAAATTGGGTGAAATAAACGGCCCAACTTTTTCAGCTACTGAAGAATCACCACATTTTATGGGCCGCATTGACACCGGCTATGTAGCAACTGTACTGACTTAAATAGTCGCTAACCTGTAATAAGCCGGGCAGTGCCCGCAGAGACCTTTAATTTTTGGCGTACCAATGGCCACCACCGTTCTGTCCGGCACTTCAGGTGCCCTTTACTACAAGCCCGCTGGCACATCCAGCACGTTTGCTCCTGCCGGAGTAAACATCGCAACTGACACGATTACCGTCCCTACCTATTTGGGTTACAGGGTGGGGGATCCAGTCAGCTTTAGCTTAGTCAACACTACAACCGGCGCTGCCGGTACTGGCACGCTTCCTGCTGGTTTGGCTACAGCAACCACCTATTACGTCATCAGCTATACGGCATCCACTGGTGCGATGCAAGTATCTGCCACTGAAGGCGGATCCGCTGTGGACCTTACCGATGTTGGGACAGCAACGTCCCCCAATAAGTTCCAGGTTGCCTATGACGCTTTCGTTGTAGTCGGTCAGGTGCGTGAATGGTCTTTTGAGATGAGCCGCGCTGAGATTGATGTAACCACCATCGGTCAAGGCAACCAGCAGTACGTCCCATTCAGGACATTTATTGCTGGCTTTGGTGAAGGCTCAGGATCTGCGACGTTCTATTTTACGAACGAAGACGCAAATATGGGCAACCGTATTATCGAGGACGTTCTACAGCGCCAACAAACAGGTGCAGCCTTCAAGCTGTATGTCGACCGTGTGTTTACGGGCGGTGTTGTTGACGACACACTGAGCCGTTCAGTAGCCTTCGACGCAATTCTTACTTCAGCCAACCTAGCCATCAACCCTGATGACGCCCAATCTGTGTCGGTAAACTTCCGTCCAGCAGTGGCACCTGTGTTTGACTTCAGCGTCACCTGATAAAGTGCTACTTAAGGCATTACTTAATACTTATTAAGTAAGCAACTAGCCCCGGTTTTGCCGGGGTTTTTTAATGCGCTACGCTATAGTTACTTTATAGTCAAGTACAAGTTATGCCCGCTGGATCTAATCGCGCCATTGATAGGTTGCGTAAAGCAGCAAATCTCCAGCCAAGCAAGCGCAAAGTCGAGCTGTCTGACGGCACCACATTTGAGATGTGGATCAGCCCGCTAACCATGGCTGAACGCGAACGCGCCCAGAAGCAAGCCAAATCTGACGACGCTGGAGCGTTTGCTTTGCAGTTGTTAATTGCAAAAGCACAAGACGAAAGCGGCGCCAAGCTTTTTTCTGCCGGTGAAATCGATATTTTAAAAAACGAAGTCAAGGACAGCGATCTGCAGTCTTTGATGCTGGCCATCCTTAGTGATGAAGACGAAGAGCCGATGGACCCAAAATCCTAGTTGCGGAGCTTCGCAAAGACAACTGGCTCATGCTGCAATTTGGCGTTGCCAAAGAGCTTGGCATGAGCTTGACCGAAGTCCGCACCACGATGACGCCCGAAGAATTGATCGGCTGGAGCGCCTATTTTCAGGTTCTTAACGAGGACCAAGAAAAACAAATGGAAAAAGCCCGCCGCCGAAGGTAGCCTATTCTGCGCCTAGAATAGAAAGCGACGTACCAGCTGTGGATCGTGGCATACAGAGCTGAAATTGAGATAGCTGTAAAAGGCGCCAGTCAGCTCTCCAGCTTTCAGGGAAAATTAAATTCGACTGCTCTGGCTGTAGACCAGTTAAACAAGTTTTTAAAGAATTTTAGTGATAATGCTGAGGGTATCCCAAGGTCTCTATCAAACTTAAACCGACAGTTAGGCCAAGCTGCTAAATCATTTAATGACGTTGCTTTAGAAACTGAAGAAGCAACAGAAGCAGCAGTTGATTACCTTACAGCAACCCGAAATTTAAACGCAGGTTTAAGGGAACGCGCACAGCTACTTTCTGAGATAGTAGAAAATGAGAGAAAAGCTAGGTTAGCCTCTGCGGGAATAAAAGAGAGGACTCAGTTTCCTGGACCTATAGGCCCAGGTGCAGCTTCTAGTACAGCTTTATTTTCTCCTTTACCGGCTAGATCAGCACGTACCACCCAGTACCTAAGTCCTATTGGGCCTGTTTCTCCTCAAGAGCGCACTGGACGCGCAGAACAGCTTGCAAAGGAGGCCGCACTAAAAAGTAAGGCTAATAAAAAAGAATTTGAAGCGCAGAAAGCATTTCAAACGGAACTATTCAATATTGAAAAACGGTTTGAAAACAGTCTTAACCGGCAACGCAAAGAAGCGGACGATGCTGAATTTGATAGGCTACTAAAACGGCTTGAAGCAGAACAGAGCAAACTGGACGAAATAGATAAAAAAAGAGCAAAATTAAACAAACAAATAGGCGAAGATTTTGACAAACGTTCTACACAAGCGGGCAACCTGCGGGGCCAGACCAGCCCGATTGGTGGTGCGGTGGGCATCCCAGGCAGTCCTGCCGCTAAACAGCGCACGGCCCGAAACAAGAGATTGCAAAGCGCCGCAAGCAACGCAATCATCGGTGGAGCGTTCCCACTACTTTTCGGACAAGGAATCGGCGCCTCAGTCGGTGGTGCAGTAGGCGGGGGTGGCGGAGGTTTATTAGGCGGCCAATTTGGCTTTGGCCTTTCCCTTGTTGGTACGGCACTAGGTACTGCTTTTGACGGTCTAGTAAAATCCGCCCAAGACACAGCAAAAGCTCTACAGCAACCCCTAGAAAATTTTCAAAAATTAAACGAAACACTACTATTATTTGATCGAGCGTCCGCCCAATCAATCAACGCAGCAAAAAATCTGGGGCGTGCAGAGGAAGCCAACGCTTTAATCAGACAAAAACTTGCTGGGATCATTGGCAATGACGGCATACAAAAATTTGAAGAACTAAATGACGCTACCAAAAACTATAATAAAGCCCTTGGAGAGCTTAACTTAAAACTGCAAGAATTTGTAGCCGGACCTTTAACAGAGTTTATAAAACTGATAACAAAAGGTTTAACAAGTACAGCATTTTTTCAAGAAAACACTAAAAGAGGTTCTAACGTAATTAAACGACTTAGCGATAAAGATGCTAACGAATTTTTAAACAAAATAGCAAAAGCAAGAGTCAGTGGGGGTATATTTAAAGGCGGTGGAGCAGGTAACCAAGAAGCAGTAAGAACAGTTATAGAAGAGTTTGAGAAACGATTCCCCGCAGCGGTTGCACCTTTAGATCCGGTAAAACTCACACCACAAGAAAAATCAGAAAATGAAATAAAAAAATTAAAACAGCTACAGACTGTACTAGCCGTTCAACTCACTGCTTTGTCTACTACAGACAAGTTTACAAAAGCAGTAGAAAAACAGCAAAAACTTCAAACAAATTATGATAAGCAACGCGCTGACATTTTAAGATCATACGAAGAAAATTTAGGCAACATTCGGGAAAGTGTCGAGCAGCGTATCTTAGCTCTACGCATACAAGGTATACAAAAAGCAAACGAAATAGAGAATCAGCGTGCTGCTAACCAGCTGTCAGAACTACAAAGAATTAATAGAGCCGCATCCCAACAACAACGAGGGGATGCTGTTGCCGCTGGAACGCGCCCTGAGCTTGCTGCAACTGCACAAACAATTGACGACGCCTTTAGAGCTATTGCCGAAGCAGAGTTAAGCGCAGAACAGCAAAAAGCACAAATTAAACGTGATGCAGCATTTGAGGTACTGAAGCTAGAACTAGATGGCGAAAAATTTAAAGTCCAAATAGCTAAACAAGTCTCACAATTAAATTTAAACACTGCCCGCAAGATAGAGGATATAAATTTAAATATTGCACGAGCCAATGAAGTTACCGCTTCTAATAGATTCGATTTAGAACTGGCCATAGCCAAAATTCGCTTAGACGTATTAAAGCAGGAGCAAGAATCAACTCGCCTGCAGCTTGTAAACCTTGGAGCGTTTGAAGCAGCAAAACAAGTTCAGACAGTAATCGACGCAATTAGAGACGAAAGATTAAAACTAGAAAATGCTAAACCCCCTCAGCAACTAAACCCACTGGCAGCTGTAGGCGGCGGAGGCGTATCTACCGCTGGCGAAGAAACAGCTTTAAACAATATTATAGAACGCCAACGTGTACTAACAGCAGAAAGATTAAAAAGCGTAGATATTTTAAAAGCAACAAACAAAGAGGCAGAATTAGCTAAAATAAGCGGCATTAGAATTGCAGACCAGCAAACAATAAACACACTACTGCTACAGCAGGTAGACGCAATAACTGCACAGCAGCGCATACTTGAACTGCAAACTGAAGGACGCAGCAAAGAACAAGCAGTAGCTATTCAACAAATTGAAACTACATTTAAACTTATTGACGCAAACCTTGGTGTAGCTGAAGCTAAATTAAAAACAGAGCTAGCCGCGCTACAGGCAGTAGAAGCAGACAAAAGAGATTTAGAAATAATTGAAAAAATTAAACAAGAATTGCAAGATGTAGAGAACCTTAAAGCCGGTTTACCGCTTAAAAAACAAGAGGCAGTAGAAAACGCTGCAACCCAAAACCCCGGCAAAATTAAAGCTCTTGTAGATCAAATGCAAATAGATCTAGCGGATACTGAAGGAATGGTTGTAAGCCTTGCTCAATCTATTGAAAATTCACTAGCAACTGCAATGTCATCTGCTGTGCAGTCGATTGTTACAGGCACTGGTTCGGTCCAGGAAGCCTTTAGCGACATGTTCGCCAACATCGGTAAAGCCTTTATTGACATGGCGACTCAGATGATTGCCAAGGCGCTAATCATGAAGGCGTTAAACATACTTGGGAGCGCCTTTGGTGGCGGTGGTGGTGGGTTTAACCCCAATGCACCAAGCATTACAGGCAACTCCCTCGGAGACTTTGGCGGTGGATCGCCTTTTGCTGGTGCGTTTAGAGCAGACGGCGGCCCAGTTACCGCAAACGAGCCCTACATCGTGGGCGAACGTGGCCCAGAACTTATGGTTCCATCCACCAGCGGCAGGGTGCTATCTAATAGCGAAACCCGTCAGCAGCTGAACAATCAGCAAGCCGCTATCAGCACCCGCGAACAGCTGAACAACCAGCAAGCCGTTGCTAGCACCCGCGAACAGCTGGACCGCCAACGAGCCGTTGCTAGCACCCGCGAACAGCTGAACAACCAGCAAGCCAAAGCCATGCAACCGCTGGACATTCGATATGAATCGACGGTCATAAATAACGTCGAGTACGTCACAGCAGAACAGCATCGTCAGG